AGGCCACACATCCTCGAAAAGCTCGTTTTGCCGTCGCAGTTGTGCAATCTGCTCTTTCAAAAGTTCCGTCTGCGTCTCGGTCATTTCCGCTTCTACGGGGCTTATACCGGGCGGGTTAGAGCCACCCTTGCATACTGCAATTTCTCCCTGGTATTCAAACGAATCTTCCTCAATGACGTTTCCATGCCAGTCAAACCTGATATGGCGGTAGATTTTCATTTCATGTCTCCAATTTCTCTTCGATAAAATCTCAAATCTCTTAACTTTTGAATTTTATTAGCTGTTTTATGTTTCTCGACCAGGTTGATAAAGTCGATATTGTCCGGCTCGATAAAAAATGAATACCTGTGTATCCCGCTATCTCTCAGCAAGAGATCCATGGTTCGTAAAAGATTCCACCCGAGTTTCGTGTGTCGCAAATCGGGATGTACCGCAAACCAATCTACGTGAGCGCATGTGGATAATCCCACCAAGGCCCATATACACCCCACAATCTCCCCGTTTTCCTCTGCCACAATACAGGCGCCCTTGAGGTCTGATTCTTCAGCCGGGGGTTCCACGTGGCACACCACGAGCAGTCTAACCACTGCACTGTAATCTTCCTGTTTATATTGACGGATAACCATGCTCTACATTCCCGCCGGGAAATACCAGCCGTTTGTATAAAGCAGCGCGGTATTATCGGATGCGGCTGATTCTTCCAGTTCGATCTGCTGCGAACCGTTGGTAAACAATATCGCATGGACCTGTCCTTTTTGGCCGTCGGTGTGGGCATACGCTATGATTTGCCCGGTCGTGGTATTGGCGTCTTTCGGCTTATACCTGAGATAGGCTGCCGAATCTACAAAAGTCCAGCGTATAAATGTCGCCGCTTTGGTGCAAAACTTCGGGAGCGTGAGGTTGTGGCTTTCAAAGGCTGCGTGGTCTATGGTCTCGTTTACGTCTTCTATCCCTTCGGCGTAATGCACCAAATCCCCGCCGTCATGGTAAAACTCTAAAATATTGGTCGGCCCTGCGTTCGTTCGTACCGCAAAAATGCACTTATCGTCGCTGTTGTACCAGCCCCCATAACTCGTATTCCATGCAGGCTCCGTATTCGACCATATCAGTTCCGAATTGGTGATCTCGGTGCCGCTCGTAATGGCTGAGTAGTCAAGGTAGAGGTAATACCAATCGCTTGCTGCCGGCGTGCCGATCGCTCCCGTGGTTAATTCTTCATCCCACCAGCAATATTTATCCTTGCACCAGTAGGAAGCGGATTTCGCTTTCACCGTGTATGCCGTTGTCCCGCCGTTATAGGTAAACAGGCTCCGTTTCGCTAAATAGTTGTGTTTGACGAGATTCGCAATACTCGCATCAGGATCGATATACCAGTAGGTTTCTCCCGAGAGCTGGGCAATGAGATACCTGAGCTGCTGAAGTTCCTCTTTCAGGGAGGTTGCCTTGGTAAGCGATGCTCCTGAATAGGGGTCCAGGGACGCCTGTGCAGCCGCATCGCTGGCCGATTCATCGTCAATGCCCGCAGGATTCAAGTTATTTAGAATATTATCGAATTCAGCATTAAGTTGGGCTGCGGTAAGTGTCTCCCCTGCAGACCACTCTTTCACTCTTGAAAATGTACCACCCATTTTTTATCTCCTATGGCCTCGCGCCTAGCACCTGATGATCGATAAGCATCTGGCTTACGAAAAAATCTTGATTGACGTTGTTGTTATAGGCTTCCAACTGAATCCTTTTGCCTGTGTTTCCGATATCATAGCTCTTGTCTATCAGTTCGTTGCCTCCCAGCACATCTGTTCCGAGCGTAAAGGGCAGGGTGCCCCCTGCACCGGCAAGCGATATGGTCTGCTGTGTCTGCTGCACGCCGTCTATCCAGCTATCGATTATCAGGTTATAGTCGCCCTTTGGTTGGCATACCACCCTGCCTTTGGCGTATTTTTTCGTTGTCCTGGGATTGCCAAACGCCATGGGAGGCGTTTTAAACCCTGCATAGTAGGCAGCGTTGTTGTCGTTTCTATCTGCTTGTTCAAGGGTCCACAAAACTCCTGCGTACCCGCCCGTATACACTTCATAGTCACCCGTACCCACCCTGACGAGAGCGGAACATGACGCGGAATATCCGGAAGTGGCAGTTTGGTTGTCATGGATCATCCAACCATCTTTAGGGGGTCTGTCGATGAAATACACCAGCGCGGTATCCACGGTCGTCTGGCCGCTTCGTACTACGAATATCTTAATGGCCCGCAACACGGGATCATAGACCGCGTGAAAATGGTTGATGTAGCTCAAGCGCACATATTCTTTGATCCAGTTGTGCATGAAAGAACCGCGGGTAAGCGACGCCGCCTTGTAGTCGCCGTATGTCTCGGCTGCCGTCACGGAATACACTTCACCGTCTTCCATCATGGCAATAATATCGTTCGGGGTTTTCACGATAAGCCTGAAGTTTGCCGCGCCCCCCTCCCATTGCGCCGCCTCATATCCCCATTCAGCGGTGTCAACCGAAATGTCGTCGATGGGATACATCTTTCGTTTGCCGAATGCTAAAAGTCTATCGCCATACTCGATGGCACCGATGATCCCAAAGCCGTCCCCTGTTTCGATGCTTATCGTGGTGACGTTCGCATCCGAGAAATCGTCTCCATCTCCATTGGGAGTGATATAGATTTTATGTGGATACGTGGTAACACCACCTGCCCACAACCTTTCCGATACTCCTCTCCCATGTTTTACAATCCATTGGGGACCGTCACCGCTCCAATCCGTGGGAATATCCGTCAAAGTGGAGGTATTGCCGCTTCCCGTCCATTTTTCCGGCGTATTTTCGCCGTCTACTATGTAAAGCTCGTTATCGAACGTCTCGAAATCAAAGAAATTCGTGGTGGACATGCCCGAGGCCTTGATAGTCGTATCGTGAGCCCTGTAGACTTTCCCGTCCTTGCCCGCCGCGATCAAATACGCGGTACCGCTTCGCAGTCTGAATTGATAAACCCCCATTATCTGAGGGATACCGCTAATCGCCGCATCATAGGCGGCATCGCTGATGTGGGAAGTACCCCCGCGTTTTCGCCTGCCGAACTCGTTGAGATTGAGATTCCTTGAGGGGTGTACCATGTCTACGGCCCTTGCCAGGTCGATATTGGGGTTATGGCTGAAGCCGCCGGAACTGCACGGAATATTGAATGTTTGCCCGCTGTATCCCATTACTGTATCCTGACATCCCATATTTTTGACGTTATGGTATCCCCGGCGTCAGCACACTCACCGGTAACTTTCATGGTTACATCCCCCGTCATATCTTCACTGCCGTCCGTACTGCTTTCGTGGACAACGGTGGTGCCATGAATACCAAGACAAGTTATTCGTTGTACGGCTGATGCGCTGCGCTGGATGGTCACATAACATCGCCAATCCTCTGTATCGTTTGCCGCCGGGTGAACGGTAAAAGAATATGCACCGAAATAAAACTTTACGGTTTTGTTTCCATTCGCTCCGGTAATTTGGCCTGCCGCCACCACATGAATTGTCTGCTTTATCCCAACCGTATCGCCTTGAATAACTGTAGACCCAAGTATGTCTTCCCCGGTCCCGTCAGTGCTGAATGTACCCGTTTTCCCCATTTGGCACTTATCCCCTGCATCTTCCCGGTAGGTAGTGGCCTCAGAATAGTTTGGACCGAGCACAATTTTATTGCCGCTGTCATTTCCGATTCCAATAGCGGTCTCAAAAAGCCGGGTCGCCGCGGAGTGGGTACCATCTGAATCTTTAGAAAAACTGTTGTCTCCGATATATCCCGTATTGTTGCCGTCGCCGCCTGGATAAGCCCGTATACCGTAAGTTGTTCCCGCCCCAAGGCTGTCCGACCACGCATCGACTATGGTATTGTGGGAGATGTTAAAGCCGTGGTTGTTGTGGTAAAAATAGATTCCCATTGGGGAAGGGTTGATAATGACGTTTCCTTTAACCACAAGTCCTTGCGTGGTACCAAACCCGAGAGCAAAGCCCGTTGCGCTGTCCTCGTCACCGCAATTCCGGACAAGGCAATCCGTAATCGAACCGGTTGCCTTTTCTTGAACAGCCCCACCGGTATAGGAGCCATAGAACTCAATTCCACAATGCAGGCTGCCGTTCGTTACCCCGGAATCAACAGTACAATCAGCGACATGGCAATCAAACGGAGCATACTCACTATTCCCACTGGCACCAGTGGATGCGGTGACATAGATACCGTGCTTACAGTCATAAACCTTGCAATCGACGAACGAAATTCGTTCTCCGGCATGGGTATCGAGACCGTGCCAGTTGCTAACACCCCGGACAATCGCCTTCGAAACGGTAATATCGGAACTGCGCGGATAGGTGGTAAGTGCTGCACCCCCTGTACGGGTCAGTGTAATTCCATACGCATTAGGGGAGCCGGTAATATTGTTTACATTAGCTTTGTCGATTACTCCGCGGCGTGCTGAAAGCGTAATAATCCCTGCATAGTAAATATCATCAATGGTACATTGATTTACTTGGAAATCCTCAACGAAACTTAAAGCAATACCGTGTTTCCCCCAATTTTGGATGATACAGTTTTCAAGATTTATATTTGCTATGTAATTGTCTTTATCCGCACCATAGGCATAAATGGC